GCTATCTTAATATCTGATGTATATAAATTAGTAGTATTACCAATATCAACACCAACCATTGATGCTGTTGTATTTATTGCTACAGATGTATCAGTATCAATTAATTGACCATTTAAATAAATATAAACATTTGCACCATCTCTGCGAATTGCAACATAATTCCAGGTATTTGTTGTTAAGGTTGGATAATTATCAGAAGTATATGATTTAGTTTTGTCTCCAATAGGAATAAATAATGTATTTTTGTTTGTATTTGTATCATAATAAAGAGAAATTAAAAATCCACGAGTGGCTGGTCTAACTCCATAAAATGGTACGGCTACGGTTCCACTTCCTATTGATTCTGCATTAAACCAAACACCAGCAGACCAAGAATCATCACTATATAAATTAAGATGACTTGTTACTGAAGAACGATATCTTGCAAAAGTTCCACTTATATTTGATAATCTTACTCTCCAGCATTTTTGCCCTGTTAGAAAACCATCATTTACTGTTTGTATGTGAGTTCCAGATTGTGTATAAGTCCAGTTAGCGCTGCTTGTATATGTGCTATTACTTGTGCGAGTAGGTTGTGCAAGTCCTTGTGGACTATCCTCATCAAGCATTAATGCATATTCATGAGTTATATTATTATTAAAGTAATCTGTATATTGACTCATAAAAAAAGGCTACGCCAAAGACGTAGCCAATTCACCTACCCTTACAAATTCTGGATTAATTGCTTTTAGACTATGTCCGTTAATTGAAACGGTAGGAAGATTGAAACAGGTCCAACTAAGCACATTATTCGTATGGCAACAGACAATTTGTGCTTTGATACCAGGCATCGCCAAGACAGCCTTAGTGGAGAGAGTCATTGGACCTGCTTCAATTCTTATATTCATTATGCTACTGTGACTCTCACAATACCAGTTGAATCCCATGTAATGGTGAAGTTACCATTTGAGGATGACTGATCTGATCCGAAGTCAACATATCCAACTAATGGACGTGTTGCGTTTGTAGCAGGTGTAGCATCATAAATTACTGCATAACGAGCAGTGATTGTAGATGATGCCCATGTTACGTCGTCAGCATCAAGAACGATTACGTTTGTTGCTGAGTTGTAAGTATTTGTTTTATTAGCAAGTGTGGCTCCACCTGATGTGTAGCCAGTACCAGTTACTTCAAATGAAACAACATCATCAAAATAGTTGTGTGCATCTTGGTCTGGTGTATAGGTATTTGTTAGGAGTGCTACCTTAATGGTATCTGAATCCCAATCAATTTCCTTATTGAATGATTGCTGAATGAACTGTCCGTATAGTTTGCTAGGCATTATTCATTTCCTCCTTATGCTGTCTTCTCAACGATTGCGAATGCGTCAGCGTCTGCAACAGCAAACCCACGACGGATACGAGTCTTGAGCAAGACACCATCCTTAGAAAATTCTGCATCACGAGATACGACAGATTCTACGCCACCACGGATACCATTGATAAGCATCTGACGATTTCCGACGATGAGCAATGGATTTCCTGCTGGTGAAGCAGAAGCGGCTGCTGATGTAGCAGCACCATATGAAATTACCAATGGATAGCCAAATAGGCTTCCTGGTGTTCCTGCAAGAGGATCTGGAAGAACAAGATCATTATTACCCTTGACCATTCCACGAATTTCCTTAAGCATTTTAGGATGTGCCATCCAAACTGTATTAGCAGCATCAAACTTTGAAGAATCTTCAACAATACCAAGTGCATTGTTTAGGTCATCATAGGAAAGTGCTCCACCTGTTTGAATGAGGTTTGTTCCAGCAGCACCAGGTGATACTGCACGATATAGAGATGTATATGGAGCAACATCTGTACCATCAGCAGCAACATGTACGCCAAGTGCAGCATTATCAAATTTACGTGCGAAACGGGAAACCCATTCACGCTTGTATGTTGTAAGAGTATCTACGAGTGAATCATTGATATCTTCTTCAGAAATATGGAATATTTTTGCATATTTCTTGGCAGTCAATACGACTTCGTCAAGAGTTGCAGTTGCTTCTGGAATTGCTACGCCTTCGGCGACAACTTCTGGAGCATCAGCAACAAAACGAGGCACTGACTTTGTTCGTGAAGCCATTTGCTCACGACGAGCGAACTGTTCAACCGCAGAGTTGGCAACGAGGTCTTGGATGACTGTACTGCCTTGTTCCTCTAGGATGTAACCGTTGGCTTCTGTTAAATCTGTTCTAGCCATTTTGTTTTTCTCCTTTAGAAAAATAAATTTTTATTAAGTTTTTAATTGTTGAATCGTCTAATTCATCCATAGACCTGTGGCAACGTCCATCGCCAAAAGTATATGTATATTATATCAGATTCTTGAAGATTTCCCAAGTATTTTTGCTGCTTGCATTTCGCTTGCAGAATACTGAGTGCTAACAGAAGCCTTTATGGCTGCGTCAGCCTGTCCTCCAACACGAACTTTTGCATCAAAAATCTCAGGAAGATCTTGCTTTAATTGTTCTAGTTGTTCTTCCAAACCAAGAACCTCATAATTTTCATCAAATTCAAGTTTGAGGGTATCAATAAACTTCAAAAATCTCTTAGGTTCTTTCAAACCTTCATTAGCAAGTTTCTGTACAATTTTTTCCCTTAATAGTTTTCCACTATATTCGGCTATTGCTTGATCTTTGCTACTGAGATCTATTTCAAGTTTTTCTTTTTCTTCCCTGAATTTTTTGGCATCACTTTTGGCTCTTTCAAGTGCTGCTAGTACAGCCTTTGGATCCTCAATGACTACTTCAGAGTTTTCTTGTGTTTGTTCTGTATTTGTGTTTTCAGTTTCCAACTTCTCCACCTGTTGCTTCCATTAGTACGTTATTGGTGTTTGTATTTTGAGATAAACTGGTTAATGATTCTTCTGTAGCGGCAATTGCTGCAGCAACTTCTAAGTCATAACCCATTTCAATAAGAACTTGCTCAAGAGAGACACCGACAACTCTCTTTTTAACTGCAACTTCCCAATTATCAAGACTATCCATAGATTCAATGTCTTTCCACTTAACTTGAACATTTGGTTCTGCTTGATTATCAATCTTTAAAATAAATCTAAACATATCAGCCCAGGTAGATCCAAATGTAATTTGACGATCTTTAACCTTTGCGATAAGTGGTGCTTCAGCAGTTCTGAGTGATTCGCCAGAAGGAATACTTCCAGTCTTCTCAAAATAATGAAGCGGTGTGCATGTAATTGATGCCATTGAACGAACGAAATCTTTTACTGGTTCTGTAAATACCTTGTGGTCAGCAGGAGAAAATTCTCCAACCTTATCAACACCACGAAGATACCAAAGTTCTCCAGGTCCATTCTTTAAGCGACCAATATTATCTTCAACTGCTGCATCATCTTCAAAATCTTCAAATTCTGCAGAATTACCACTACCAGATAACGCATATCTTTGTGGTGCGCCCTGATAATCAACAGTTGTCATATGTGTAACGATTAATTTATTAATTGCATCTTGAGGACCATATGCATCAGCATGTTCTGGTCTTCCATATTGCTTTGTTGTGCGGAAATGAAATACTGGAATCTCATTCCATGGATTTTCTACTACTTCAACCAATGCAAACCCAGAATGAGAAACTATATTAACAATTTCTCCAGGCATTGTATATTTTTCAATGCGATCTGAATAATACATATTTAAATGTGATGTTTTCTTAGTATGATCCATTGGATCTTCGGACTGCCACAATTTTGCAGCAAATCTTTTAACACGAGGATTTTCATCATCATAAATCATGATTGTTGTTAATGGTGAATTGTAATCAACAGTAATATTTCCATTAATATCTGTCCAAACAATCGCATAACAATCTCCATAAGCAAGTGCACGGCGATGAATTTCATCAGCATCAATCTGCAAATCATTCATTTGCCAGATGTCATTAATTTTTTTATTTGCTTCTGCTGTATTTGCTGTAATATTTGCAATTTCAAGACGGTTTAGAACAGAATCTACTACCGTTCTTGCAAAATTAAATCTAAAGTCGCTTCCAGCATTACCAAGCAACTTGTACCAGCGATTATTTGGGAAAACCTCAGATTGGGTTCCTTCATAATACGCTTCAGCAGTTAGATAAGTATTTCTTCTATCTACTATTGTGTCAATAGCCTTTTTAATATCAGACATGTTGTCTCCTTAAATAATTTATTTGTTTTGTTTCTAGTTTTACTGCTTTATTATCCAAGAAGTACAAAATGCCAGAAACGACAGCATCTAGTACGTCTTCGTGGCTAATCTTAGGAAAAGCCCACATTTGTTCTTCCAATACTGGAAAATGAGCGGTGTGCTTCACTTTCTTTTGTTGGTAGAAGTTCAAAGCCTTGCCAGCACGAATCTGTTTAGATAAATGCTGAGTCTTTGATCTATATTTGGCGGGAATGTGTTTGAAAACATCTTTCCACAAATCTCCACCTTGGTTTACTTCCACATAAACCACTCCAGCATCGTAGATATCTACTAAACTGGCAACTCTATCTGCAATTTCTGATGGTGACATCTTAACTTGTTCAGCATGACGTACATAAATATTATTTTTACCATCAGAACTTATTCCTCGTGACAAAACAGCAATACCTGTAAAGTCAGATATTTTATTTTTTGTAACGGCGGGATCAATACTAATAATTGTATTACCATAATCTTCTAATTCTTCAACTTCAACATCTTCATTAGCCCAAAATGTTCCATCAGTATTAACAGGACGGTTCATATAGTTTTTAGCAAAGTCTCTTAGATGTCTTTGGCTTTGCAACCAGTCTAAAGGCCACTTCTCAGGCCATACACTGCGTTCTGAGCCATCATCGTTGGGCATAATGGCTGGATAGTAATGAACATTAACATTCTGGTCTGTAATCCAATTTAATTCAGGATCAGCATAACCTTCAGCATATTTTCTAAATTGATCCATAACAGAGTTTGGCATTGTGGTTGTTCCAACAAATATCATACGAGCATAAATATTCATAGGAGCAATATCATCAAATACTGTGTTTTTCTGTTGTCCTGCCTGATATTCGGAATAATTCTTTTCGCCTTTTTCAATATCATCTAAAATAATAAGGTCAGGGCGTTGTCCAAATACCTTTTTTCCCAATGAGTTAGTGTCAATACC